ATCAGCCAAAACAAAATCATCCCCACAAGAAATATAAAGATTCATATAAATAGGATTGAAAGCAGTCGTATTAGGAGAAACGACTGAATTAAGAACGTACACAGAAAGAACGCCATTATCAATACCTTGATTAGGAACAGCCTGAGTACCATCGTAAGTACCCTCAGCATTATAATTCTTTAAAAAGGGAGCTGAATTTGCATAAGGAATCTCAAAAATAAAATCTCTATCCCCTTCCAGATCCACAATCTGGGTATAAACAGTACCAAAATAATCACCAGATGATTGCGTACTTGCAGGCTGAGGATCCCAAACAATTCTAAAGCGTCCAGTATGAAATCCAGAAGCAACAAATTGAAATTTAAACCTTAATGTACCTCTCCAATATCTAAAGGGCAGAGAACAATATGAAATTATAGGGTAATGATACTCACTATAACCAGCTCCACCAGTAGCTCTAATGATAGGAAGAATAGGACGGACACAAGCAGAAGCTATTAAACTATCTGCAGGATCGATACTATCTCCTGATATCGTAAAACTACGAATATAAGACCACTTTTTAGATAAAGTCAGAAGACTCATCTCATCCTCATTAAGATTGACAGATTCAGGATCAACAGACAAAGTATTAGCTGAATCTAACGCCATAACCTCAGCTAAATCAGACCTATCTGTAACAGCATAGGAAGGACAATAATTCGGTTGAACTGATTCAATTGCTTTAGTATTCTCAGGCCTAGCAAAACCCAAATTCTTAGCAACAGAATAACCTAAATCAGCAGCAGCTTTAACAGGAGTTGTAAAAGGGGCTAAACCAGGAATAACAGATAAAGTACCAGCAATATCAGAAACAGCTGAACACAACTTCGAACCAGGTCCAGCTTTCTGATCCTGAGAGAGCTCCATAGCAGACACAAAAGAAGTTGGGACACACAGTTCCACATCTGACATCCAAGCATATACTGAAATATAAACTGGATCGGTTCCACCATTCGCATGCCTTAACAAATTCAAATCATTCAGAAAAAGGTAACCTATAGGAGGAGCTAAAGCAGAATCACCCACCAAAGAGTAATAATCCAACGGATAAAAGAAAGGTAAAACAAAATCCTTAGTAGAAGCTATAGAAGCATCAAAATAAACTAAGGGTCTCTGCATTATCTCTACGAAATCAGCGGAATAAGGAGCAGTAGCAGTTCTTGTCAGGGTAATCTCTTCATTAGGATAACAAGGAACATAGGAAGCAACAAGAGAACCAAAATAAAAAGAGTTAGTATTTAGCATAAATCGCAAATGCAATTTTGCACGGATACGGGAAAACGTCGCTATCTTTTGTTTCACAACAGCAGAATTCAAAAACGTAGACCATGGGTTATAACCTACTGCTATAGAAGAACCAGGAGTCCAGGTGTGAGATGAAAGTCTCACTGGCCTAGACAAAAAATCTTTTATATCAGATAAATTAGAATCAACAGTCTGAGATTGGGACATAGTCCCAGAAAAATCCGAAGTTTTAAGACCATTCGGAAGGTCAAAAGAAGTAATTGTTTGTTTGCTAATGTACAATTTTTTACTTTTGTTAACACATTAATATACAAAAAACGCTATAAAACTAAAAAGTTTTTAAAACTACATGCAAGCCTTTATGAACTATATAGCGAATAAGTCCAATATGGTATCCAATACACATAGGGAAAGTCGCTATAAGAAGCTTTTCCATTGTCAACTAAATTTCCTCAACACGACAAGGGACATCTTTAACTAAACGAGGCAATTGACGAAATTGCTCAACATACCTCTCATAGTCAAAATACCCTTTCTGTTCCAGCTCATGACCATAAGTGCCATTAAAACCCCTCACAAGGGGACTTTTATAGCACACTTCACGCAACGAACCACTGAAAACCAAGAAATAACTTTTCCCATAATGAAAGGCTTCTCTCAAAGCACTCTCAACACTTCCAATCAATTGTTCATGTAAATGACCTGAAATTGTCCAGGTCAACATCTTCACAATTGAATTAGGATCAATAGGAGAACACATAAAACCGTCTCTCTCCACAAACCACCTTTTCAAAAAAGTCACTTCACTCAAAGGTTTATAGTCAACTTCAGTACCATCCTTTGACGCACTCGTGTACTTAAAACCTTTTCTCCCCAAATATTTGGAGATTGCACGCATGTTATATCTCTCGTCCACACCAGTATAAGAGGTAGCAACATCATCTCCACCTTTTAGGGTCCTGACTTGATCATCAAAATCCAATCTCTGAGTCAACTCCTTATAACACATCCTGTCAATAATTGAGTTAACAATTGAATTTCTGATATAGGTCAGAAAATTTCCAGAAATGTGCCCCTTATGTAATCTGTACATATAAGGGCCCATTAAAACATTAGGCTCAGAACCTTCCAAAAGAAGCGTTCTGGCCATATCCTGTTCCAAATCAGAAAAACCACACCATTTAAGCATGTAAATCATCACCTCATCAGCAGCTTGAATAACATCCTTAGGCATAGAGAGATCATAATCTGTATAATCCCCATCAAAACAAAAATCTGTTCCAACTTCAGCCAAATAAGTTCTCAAATCACCCCAATGAGAGGAATGATTATTGATTCCCAAAATACACTCTGTTAAAAGAGGTAATTGAGAACAAATTCCGGCAAGAGGTGCAAAGAAACATCTGCTTAACACCATGTTTATGGCATCCACAGAAAAGAAAATACGACTTTTTTCTTTAGTCTCTTTAACAATCTCATCCTTCAAACACGCAACGCTGAATGAGTTTATTCTTTTCCCTTCTCCCAACAAAGCCATAGCTTTATCCAGCTCTTCCCGGAATTCTCTTCGGAACGTAACTGTTTTTCCGTCTTCACTTTTCTGGATATAGTCACTCTTTTTCCCTCCAAGAGGGTAACCAGCTCCTGTATCCAACGGCATAGAAGAAACACCGTACAAACTTACACCGTCAAAAGAACCCAAAACAGCCTCCTCATACGTTAAAACACGATTGGGAAGACCCATATCTCTTGGGGAGATATTCCGAAGCGTCTTATCCAACCTTGCAATGTACTGAGTTTTAGCAAAAGATATCTCTTCCACAGAGAAGGGTTCGCCAACACTTTCTAACACTGCCATTGCTCGACTCAGAGCATGTTTCATTTGAGGTTTGAAACCTGTAGTTTTTGCCAATTCCGGAGTAGGTTTATGACGAATACCAAACCTTTTTCCCGTAGGATCCACCAAATCTTCCACTGACTCATCCAACAAGGTTCTAGTAGCTGCAGAATGTGACAGCCTGCCAAAGACTTCCATTCTTCCGACAATTTCAAGAGGGGAACTCATAGAAGTAAACTTCATTGATTCCAAATCAACTTCACTCAATGAAATCATTTTTCCGGCTCTAAAAGCAGGTATTGGACTATCCTGAAAAGAAGGCTGGAAATTAACCTTCGGAATAGGAACAAACAACCCAAACTTAGGATTATCGGCAGCAGTAGCCACCAAAATTCCAACGATATTGGTTGTTTTCGAACACACAACCAAAGAACCACAATGTCCTCTACCCAAAGAGAGAGTAGATTGATAAACATAAGCTTTCACTTCAGCATTCTCGGGAGCTTGCGTCACATAATCACTCAACTCTGAACGCACTTTCAACAAAGAAACTTCAAATTCCTCTCCTTTTCGAGGAGCTTTCCACAGCTCCAAATTCTCCGGCAAGTCATGACAAATATAGTCCTCAAGACTACGCGTGACAGGCAAACTGAGAATTTTGACCAAAGCCAAATCACACTGTTCATAAAGATCACAAACTTTCAAATGAGCAGTAGTGGTTGATATCACAGTTTCATGACCATTCCATTCCGTCTTAGTCATTGTCATCATAAGATTTTTTCCTTTCACATATTGAGCAAAATGGTTCACAACTAAAGCATATCTATCACCAATAGCCAGCATAGACACGCCAACATCTCTACCATTCTCATCAATCACAGATAACCTCCAAATGGACTCTTTAATTTTTCTATGCTTGTTTTCCTGTGTGGTTGTTCGACTAGCAATACTTTCAGCCTCAACTGATGAGTTATAAATAACATCACCCTTCTTCTTCTTGAAACTATTCGCCACTAAAACAACAGACACAATAGCCAACATAGTTGTTAAAGTCCCCAATAAGACTTTCTTTTTCCTTGGAGTGATCTCTAAGGAAGCTTTCAACCAAGCAACCTTAGCATCCCACCATGCTCTGAACAAATGATGAATCAAAGTCTTAACATGTAGCCAAGAACCAGTACCTGCTACAGCAGAACAAATCGCTGTAAGTAACATGATTATATTTGCTCCATAATTAAGATAAAACAAAAAGAAAAGACGAAAGCACACCAAAAATCCACCAAATGATAATACAGGTGTGACCCCATATATCAAGAATCGTAACCAAACAGGCATCCCAAACAACAATCTAAAAATACCTGTGAAAAAGTCCACTCCCAATGAAGGAGTAACTCTACAACCCCAAGCAGACTGAAACTTGCATTCATCACCAGACTCGGACTTTAAAAACGAGGCCAAATCACTGTTAAATGCATCCAAAGAATCAGCTCCTGCTTTCAACTCATCTCGAATGGAACCTAAATCAACATCGAAATTTTCAAACACATCTTCAGGTATCGCATCCAAAGCTTCCATGGTAGGCCTCTTCCTCAAGTCTTTTTTACTCGGAGGATCAAGTTGAATATCCAAGGGAGATTTCACAAGCTTGGCAGCCCTTTCCGCGTATTCTGCAACATCAAGAGAGGGATTAACCTTCACTATAGTAGGTTGTAGCCCAAGGATTTTCTTTCCAACATCAACAGCAGACGATATCACACTCTTATTGTACGAACAGTCAGGAGCATGAAATGTGGATTTACACTTATCACAAAAGAACATTTCGGCATTTGCTGACAAAACTCCTTTATGATATGCGTTAAATTCAGTCACTTCCTTCACAACAATTTCTTCAAACTTTCTCCAAGAACAGGAAATGGGTTTATTCTCTGCGTCATGTCCTAAGACTGGCTCATAAATGAACTTCTCACTCATGAAATCTGCCTCTCTCTGAATCTTCACTCTATAAGGCGTCACGACCTGACAATCATCAAAGATCCCTTTGGATTTCATCTGTGCTAGTTTAGAGTCATCTATTTTCAACTCAGCAATTAAGCCCATTCTCCTCAAAACAGCTTGTGGACAAGTCATTTGAGTAACTGTACCAAAAAAGCGATCATTGGATGTCATAACAAAAGATGAATTCTGAAGAAAGACCTTCCCCTTATCCTCAACTCCAGCTTGAACAGTAGGAGTATAAATAGGATTAACACCTTGCAAGATAAACTCAAGTTCAGATCCTCCAAGGAATTCTGGTTTAACAGCACCAACATCATCAAACAGAAACATTTTCTGATCAGTATAACCAGACATGTATTTATCACCCGAACTCAACGAGTAAATAGTATACTCATTCACAAGCCTTTGTTGCCACTCAGGATAAGTTTCATCAGGACCAGGTTCTGTTTCATCTGTATAGATTGAAGCGAAGATTGCTTTCAATCTTTGAACTGAAGTCGTTTTTCCCGTTTGAGTGCCACCCATCAAACCAATACCAAAGGGCGGTTGTCTAGCTTTACCATTCTTCAACAAAGCATTGGTATCAGCTTTCAAATGAGAAAGCATCAGCAATTCTTTCTCTGAGAAAAAGCGAAAGTCCTCATCGACCAGTTTACAAACAGCATCATAGAAAGACTGAGGAGTTTTGAAATAATCTTTATATCCCATTGCTATACAAGAAACATTTCTCGTAGCTTTAACGGCATAAAATAAAGATTTCGCTTCTGCCTGTTTCAAACTCTCTTCATATCCGGGAATTCTTTTTGCAATGAAAGGAAAGGTTTTTTGAATCATCATCAAAACTTCCTTCAATAAACCATAAAGATCAGTTTTAGAATTCACCTGAGATATCAATGATGTCATCAAAGGAAAAAGTTCTTTCTTCACCGCAACTTGTGCGTGCGCAGCAATAGCCACACTTACAAGTGCTAACGTAACTTGACAAACAGTCGGCCACATTTGTTTCTTCGAACTCTCAGAAGAGACCTGTTTAAACAACTCAGGATTCATGTTAAACATAGAACTCGTGAAATTCACATTTTGAGTTCTACATCTCTTAACGAAAGCTTCATAGCTCTCATCTGCTCTTGAATTCAAGTCTTCATCTTCAACATCATCTGCACCCAACGAACACCAGTCTATTTTGGGAGCACGTTTTAATCTGACTTTTTCCCAATATTTCTCGTTGTACATGCGTCTGTCTCTTACAGCTTTTATTTGGGCTGCTTCTTCTCTGCTGATTCCAAAAAGCCCACCTGGCTGAGACATGGCTGTAGAAAGAAACTTTAACTCAAAAGAGGTTTCACATAACTCCAAAAACGAACTCAAACAGATCCCACGGAATCGTAAAAAAGAATAAGTTGCATGCACAAATTCGGTTGGTGTATACTCACGAAAACAAGAGTAACACGCAAAAATATCTCCAATCAAGGTAACATACCACATGGTATCACTACCTTCAACTCTCTTTACCGCATCAATTGGGGACATATTATCTATGTCAAGACCCATCATGGAAGAATTGAATTTTAAATCATGCTTCTGAGATTTTTCACACCTTTCCGCATAAAATTTTGAAACTTTTTTAAACTGAAAGTGTCTACGATTATAATCTCGTGATTTCTCA